GGTTGCTTGAACTGTAAGTTTTAAACTTGCTGATGTTGAGTTAGCCATTTTTAATTCCTTATAATGTTCATATTAATATTAAATAAGGTTTGTGTCAAACCTATTTATGCAGCTACTGTTTGCCATCCAGGTGGATCTATAGGTGCTGAACCTGTGTCTACTTCGTTCCAGATTAAAGCACTACCACTTCCTACGGCTACAGTCAACCCAAAACCAGTAGGAATAACGTCAATATTTGCTTTTCCAGATGCACTAGCTAATTGTGCATTCATAGAAATACCAGTTACATTAACTTGTTGATTTAAATCTGCAGTAACAGAAGCTAAGGCCATTGTCATGGCTTGGCCTGTTACAGTTTTGGCACTTCCTTGACCTAAAGTACCTAAAGCGGCAATCATAAAATTACCTTGAATCATTGCATCAGGTGCAGGGTCTACAGCACCTAAAGTTAATTGTGCAACGTTTAAAGTATTTGCAGTTATATTAGAATCACCACTAACTGTTTCAGTTCCTAATGCACCTGTTAAAGCTTGACCAGTTACACTAACAGATACCCAAGTTCCTTCAACTCCCCATCCATTATCACCCCAATGTTGTCTACCCCAACCTGTTTGGTTGAAAGCTGATACACTACCAAGAGCCATAGTAGCTGCATTACCAGTTAACATTGCGTCCGGCCCTGCATCTGCAGCACCTTGCGCAGCGGTCATTGCTATACCAGTAGCATAAGCAGTTGTTGTACCAGTAGCTGTGACCGTTCCTAATGCAAAAGTTAATGTTTGATTATTATTTGTAGAATTTGTAGCGTTAACATCCGTAAAACCAACTCCGGTTCCTAATGTCGCTGTCATTGCTATACCAGTTGGTATAGCGTCACCGTATTCACCCCAAGCATTTAAGCCCCAGGCGTCTCGGCCCCATCCAGTATTTATTTCACCAGCTGAAGTTTCTTCACCTTGAGTTAATGTAAGTGCAAAGCCTGTAGGAATAATTGTAGGGTTAGCATTATCCCCCCATTGGTTTTGTCCCCAAAAGCCAGTATTCCAAGTTCCCGATGCCATAGGAAGTTACCTCCCTACTAGCCCGATATTCTTAGTATCGCTGCTGTTGAAGTTGCTGCTGGAAATTGAACTGTGAAAGTACCAGAAGTTGCTGTTTTATCTCCTCCAAAATCTAAAACACACACCGCTGACTTTGTAGTTGTTGATGATGTATTGTAGATTAAAGCTCCTCTAGCTGTCAGTGTAACACCTGTAAAAGAAAGGTCGCCAAAATCAACTCTGGCTACACCTGCTGTCATAGAAGTTCCTGAATTAACAAGAGCTCCACCGCCTGCTGCGTAAGTTCCACTGTTAGAAACTTCGTTACCAGTTGTGTATGAAGTTGTTGCTGAGTTTAGAGTAGCTGAAGAAGTATAAAGAGCTAACTTAAACTTATCACCACTTGAGTTTGAAAAGTTTGCGTCACCTTCGAGCAATAACTTTTTAAAGTTGTTTGCAATTGCTTGAGTTATAGCCATTTTTATTTTCTCCTATTTTCCTATACGAGGAACACCACTTTGATATTCGTCTCGTCTTCTTCTTCCCATTTGTTCTATTGAGAAGCCTTCTATCACTTGTTTATACTTTCCTTCGTATAATTGCAAGAGATCATTTGGCCCCTTTAGAAAAGAAAATGCTTCTATAAGGCATGCATACAAAAGTCCGTTGGGAAAGTTCAAACTTAAATATGTTGTAGTATTTGTACTAGATAAACCCGGAGGTTTCAAGATATAATTTAATTGAAGAGTATAAGTGGCATCAGGGATAGGGGCCACAACTATGGTATTATCATCCCATAAGCTATAGTATTTAGGAACTCCTTGAGCATTGGTAGGGTTAAATTCGGACATAAAACTAGTGTCTCTGTATTGTAAAAAATCCCTATTATCCGCAGCTCCTACACCATCAGAATCTACAACTTGTAGAGATCTAACCACTAGAGCATCTGTAGGCTCATCGATAAAACGAGTTCCCGCTATAAGCTGGGCTGTTTTATATCTACGTCCAGTATCTGTATCTACTTCTCTCATAATTCTCCACTCCGAATCTTCAATAAAACCATTAATGATAGCATCGGTTAAAACAGTTGAAGAGACTTCTGTGTAATTTCTAATTTTGTCAACTAATTCTGCATATGTCATATTATCTTTGTTGGAAATCCAATGGTCCTGCTAAGACTTGGAATCCTCCTCCTTTTGCGCTTGCTGATGCATTTGAAACTAAATTAAAAGTATAACTATTTTCTTGAGTTACAGTTGATGGTTGCCCAGCTTGCTTATGTGTTGTTTGTACCATAGTTATTGAATAACCTCCATAAACTTTTGCCCCTGAATCATGAGTAGTAGCAGTAGTATTTCTAGGTACTATTCCTCTAAATTGAGAATTTGTTCCTCTAACACACCCTGTGAAAGTATTTCCGGCATTTCCGCTATATCGAATAACTTCATTTTCATAAAAAGATGATCCAGTTGTTGAAGTCTTAATTTTTTCAATCATAAAAAAACCTGAACTTGGAAACGCTGAAGAATCTGCTACCGCAATACTTTTTGCGCTTGCTGTAATATTTGCAGATAATGTAGTTGTTAATTCTAAAGTAGAAACTGCTACTCCACCCACAGGTGATTTAACTGCCGTAAATCTTACAATATCATTATTTGATCTATTACTAAAAGGCTCTGAAACTGTAACTTGTTTAGATGCAGCTGCAGTGGTAAATGGATTTTTTGGTAAAAAATCTTGAGTCCCAAATTCTGTTCTAGCAGGTCTAGCTTGTTCTAGTCCTTGAGGATCTGCAACAAAAGGTTTTGGCTCTAATTGAGGTTGTTTAGGCTCATATTCAGAAACATGAACGAACGCTCCATTCCATTCAGTAACCATTTGTCTCCATGGAAATGCTAATCCACTTCGATCTGAAATTGCTAATGCGTATTTTCCTTTTGCAAACTTTGACATTAAATCTCCGGATAATAAGTTTTAGGTGAAATGTAAACACTCGCTGATGAACCATCTTCTTGTAAGGCTCTTAGTAATTCATCTTCGTATAATAATTTCATTTCTTGAACTCTTTGAGGAGCTTTTTTCTGAGCCATGTAATAAGCTAAACCTGCACACATACATGGTACAAATCTATTAACTACATCGGCTTCATTAGTATAGGCCCCGGCATCTTGAATTCTTTTTACATAATAAAAATGCATAAAGTCTCCGTCTTGAGAAGAACCAGGTGTTAAATATAAATTAACTGTAACTCTATCTATAAATCTTTGAACCCAATATTGAGAAGGTTGTCCTTCAGAACTTTTATTTGAAAAAGCTGAATATTGAGATCTATTAATTTTTGATAAAGGAGTATCTACATTAGCAGTAGTTCTATAACTAGCTTCTAGAAGATCAGAACACATATCTACAAAATTAGTAACAGTATCAGCTGAAGCATGCGCTGCGGCTGTAGTACCATCAATTCCTCTATCAGCTACTGTAGAAACAATTAAATTAGTGTCATTAATAGAAGAATACTTAATTACTTCCGCATTAATTCTAATTTTTCCAGAGGAAGGCATTTGAGCTACCGACTCAACTGGAATAGTTAAATCAGTTGCAATAATTCCAGAAGTTAAAGTGGTAGTAATACCATTAGCATTTCCATCCGAAGGAGATCTATAGATTACATATTCAGTTTGACCCGCAGCCATTGTAAAAGCATGTTGGTCTACTTCCCAAAAATGAACACCTCTATTTTGCCATTCTTGAAATAAAATATTTAAAGATCTTCTTGCGGATCTAAGATCATTACCTGAGTAATCAAAAAAACCTAATCTTTCAAAAGCCTCAGTAATAATATCATCGATCGAGAATGTTTTCTCGAATGTACTTGTTCCTGAAAACGCCACTTATGCCTCCTAGTTGCTGTCTCCACCGCTATGAAAAACTGTAGCACATAAAACTTGTTCAGTAGTAAATGCTGTATACAATTTATCTTTACATAGAATAGGTTGAGGGAAATTAATTGTAATAGATTCTGCGACAGCAGGTGTTGCAACTTTAAACTTTATTGTTCCAGTACTGCTTCCATCACGAATTACAAAATCTCCGGCTACCCCTAAACTATTAAGATAAACTCCATATACTCTTGTTCTTCCTACTTGAACTGTAGTACCTTCTGTATCGACATAACTTGAAGCTATGCTAGGTGATTGTATCGTCATAATTTTTTCTCCTTAATTATTTTTACTATGGGCCCGAAGGCCCATAATAATTATTTATTACTCGGTATCAGAAGTTGAATCAATTCCTAATACTTTAAACAAAACAGTACATCCAGTTGCTCCTGGATCACCTGATAAAGTAAGTGTTAAAGTACCGGGTGCTGCCAAAGCTGCTGTTGTACCGCCGCCAAGACTAACTATTCCATTACCCCCGTTACCCACAAAGACACCTTTGAAGCCAGTTGAATTAGCTGCTGCGCCAATCCCATCTAACCAAGTGTCAGTTGCTCCTACAGGTCCTAAATTCTGAATAGTCACTGCATTAGTTGCAGCTGTTGTAACAGCCACAAGAACAGATAATACTATAAAGTTAGCTGGTAAAGTATCTGTAATGGTTCCAGTAGCATCGCCGTTTGCAACGGTCATACTGTACTGATGAACCTTTAGACCCATATCAGTAGTCAAAGCTCCTGTTGTAGTACTCTCTTTTATGATCTCAAATCCGTTCTGCGAACGAACTGGTCCATTAAACGTTGTGTTTGCCATAATTATAATCCTCCTAGATTATGTGGATATGATCTCTAGGCCGTCGACTATACGCGTTCATACCCAATTAATAATTGTATAGTGATCTATTTATAGCTTAAATTTTAATAGAGCGCAAGAGCCCCTGTGATGTGGATTGGATTTTTCCAACGATGTAGCTTTTTATTAAGTAGCTACGGAAACTTGTGGAGCGGCGTCTTCCACCTTATGCTGCAAAAGTTCTTTTTTAGCTTCTGCCTGTTTAATATGGTTTATTACTTCTCTGACCTTATGATCAATCTTAACCATATTGAGAGTATATCTACCCTCATTAAGATGCTCCTGCTCCCATTCTAACTCCAGGCTCCTTTTGTGCTTGTAAAGATCCTGTAGATGTTGATGCACTTCCATCTATAACCTCCTCATAGGTTATTCTATTTATCTTGGGATCGTTCATTTCTCCAAGATATTCCCATTTTATATCTCCTTGTCCCAATTTGTCAAGGATTGCCTTTTCTATATTTTCTGGGGTTTCTACGCAAGATATAACAAAATCTGAGCCATATTGATAGGCCGCAATTTTTATTCTGAAGTTTTTAGGGTGCATTCTCTCTTTCTATCATAAGATTGTGGCGAGACTATGTCCCGCCACAAAATAATTTACTTATTAAGCACCTTGAACGCCGTAGATACCTCTATAGTCAGATACACCGAAGTTGTATCTTTCTCTAGCTTTGTATCTAACGTTTCCAGTATCGAAATCACCTTCCATCGCTGTTCTGATGGGAGTTCTTTCGAAGTACTTCATGCCGTTAGGCACGTCAGTAATAAGGTACCAAGAATCTGCATCAGTTAAGAAGTTGTTCACTCTGTAACCTTGAGGAACCATTCCCATAGATGCGATTGCATTGATATCATTATCAGCTGTACCAGTTCTACCTTGTGACTTCATAAGTCTCTCAGCATTAAATTGGTTTGCAGGTGGAACGATCATTTTCATTCCTCTTGCAGCAATTTTTAAACCTCTTTCATCTGTCATTGCAGCAATGTCTATTAAAGACTGCTCTAATGAAGTTTCATTAAGGTCCGCTTGAGTTGTCAAAGTATTACTTACTGTTCCAGCAATCGTTGGGTGGTTTGTTGCAAACAATGCAGAACCGTCACCAGAAGTGAAAGTTGCAGTTTGCGGTAACCCATTGATCAATGGATCAACTGCTTTGATTTGTTTAGTGTTAGCCATGGATCTCGCTAATGCTTTTGTATATCTAGACGCAAGTCTGTCATACAAGTTGTCCTCGATCGCTTCTTCAGTGATCGCGAAAGCAAGTGCAACAGTTTCCATAGTGTATCTAGCTGTGTAAGTTTCTTGAGCATTGTCAAAAACTACGCCAGAACCTTCTGGTTTAACTGAAGCGTTTGCAAAACCAGATAACATAACTTCTTCTTCAAACGCTCTGTCTGAAGTTTCAGTTACATATATCTCAGCATGCTGATTCTCATAACGTTTATATTCCAGTCCGAATAGTGCATTCAGGCCTGGTTCTAGTTCTTTAACTAGTTGTCCTCTTGATATAGCCATTTTTTATCTCCTATTCTAACTATTATATGCCGTTATTTTTGGCATTATATAAGTGTTCGTTGATCATAACAACAAAGTTTACTGTTGAAGCACCTAAGTTACTATTTTCAATGTCTTTTGAAACACCTACTACTTTTATTTGAGCCGTACCTGTAGTTGCAGTTGAGTGTTTTAACTCCGATTTAGAAACGTAGTTAGCACTGTCTCCTGCATTTACATCGATGTCAAAATTCATGAACACATCCGACTGCGTGTGCGAAGTCGCTTTGTTCGATTGAATTTCGAATCTTTCATACGGGTCGTCGCTTACGAAAGCTGCTATATC